GGTCACATAATCGTCATTGAAGAAAACTATTATACCTTTGTTGTCAAATGGATGCAGTCAACCCAAACCACTACAAGCAAGGCGAAATAGAATGTATTGATGCCATTGAATCTGCCACCATCAAAAAGAAAGGATTGGTTGCGGTTTGTACTGGGAACATCATCAAGTACTTATGGAGATGCGAAGACAAGAATGGATTGGAAGATTTGTACAAAGCGAAGTGGTATCTTGACAAGCTCATTGCCGAAAAAGAAAAACAATCCAAGAAAAATGCTACCTTATAGGATGAAAGCAATGATTAAAATATCAACCTATGGGTTAATTTTCTTCATCTTTTTTGGAAAAATTCATGCACAAGTGCTTATTGATACCAACACAATCAAACAAGCCAACACATATTTGGTCAAAGGTGCGATTGCAAGGGAACAAGTCACGCATCTTCGTAAAATTGTGACATCGGATTCAATCATTATTGCTGAACAAGATTCCATCATTGTCAAGGTGCGAATCAATAACGCACATCTTCGGGAGAAGAACAAAGCACTTGTGAGTGAAAATAAAGCCATCTCACGCACTTTGTCCGTCTTCAAGGGTATCAGTCTAGGTTTAGGAATTTTAAGCGTTTTAATGTGGCTACAATAGACATCAATAAATTGCCCGATGCCCTTGATACATACTTGGATGATGTCAATCAAGGCTCACTCCTTCAGCAAATCATTGTTGATTGGTGGAACAAGAAGGTGATCCCACCCATTTGGGCAAACCTTGACAACAAAAACATCAACGCTTCTTCTGTTCTTCGCCAATCTTTTGTTCCAGGAGAGATCACCAAAACGCCAACATCCATCAACACCATCCTTCTCGCTGAAGATTACTGGGAGTTCGTGGAATACGGAAGGAAGCCAACAAGAAATGGTCACACGGAAGGAACTCCGTATCTATGGCAGTCAATCAAAGAATGGATGGCATTCAAAGGAATCAAGCCACCACAAACGATGACCTACGATTCAATGGCAAAGGCTATCGCAAACAAGATTCACCGCAGAGGAACGAAGGCACAACCATTCCTTGAAGATGCGTTCACCGAATCAATACAGATGGAATTGGTGAATGAGTTGAATGCTCGTTTCGGAGATTTGATATTCTCGGAAGACATAAAATTGTAACAAAAAGAAAAGTTTATTTGCATTATTAGAAAGTTTATTTTACTTTTGCTCTTGTTATGGATTACAACAAAGCAATTGAAACAATTAAACTGAAACGCAGACAAGGACTATTTCAAATAGTCGCACGAAAAACTGGTGTATCACTTCCAACCGTTCGCAAGTATTTGGTTGAGGGGAACATCGTTTCACCCAAAGCAAAAGCCGTCATTGAAATTGCACTACGGGAGGTGAACAATGATTGAGGCAACAATCAACGGATGGATTCTCACAATCGGTGGGGATAGGTATGTTTACATTGACAAGCAAGTTGATGACTATTTACTTGAGAATCACTTTGATGAACTTGAACCGTACCTGATCAAGCGAGATGTGTATTTCGGTGGGTGCGTTGAGACCAATTTGGTCGGCATTGAAACGGAGAGATTCTTCTATCTTGAACCCGACAAGTTTACAGTACTATTTATGCTCGGACACAAAACAAATTTCCTATGAATAAGTCAGAATCAATTAAGAACATCGCTGGTGCGTTGGTAAAATTCCAAGCATCGGTGAGCAAGGTAGCAAAGGAAGCAAACAATCCTTTCTTCAAATCCAAGTATGCAAGTTTGGCAAACATACTGGACACCATCCAAAAGCCATTAAGCGAATGCGGTTTGGCAATCAGTCAATTCCCTGATGAGAATGCACTCACAACCATCATCCTTCACGCTGAATCAGGTGAGTGGATGGAGTCATCCTATGTGATGCCGGTTGCAAAACAAAACGATCCACAAGCAATGGGAAGTGCAATGACCTACGCACGGAGGTATGCACTTGGTTCAATCCTAAACTTGAACATTGATGATGATGATGATGGTGAGAAAGCAATGGGAAGACCGATTCCAAAGAAAGATGAACTCACACCAAAGCATCCATCGTGGGCGAAAGCAGTTGAGCATCTCAAGACAGGCGGATTGATGACAGACATCACAAGCAAGTTTGAGGTATCTCCGGTGAATATGAAACTTTTAATTGGCGAGAAATGAATAACACACATCCAGTTATACACACTTCTTTGAACGAAGAAGATTGGCAGAGGTTGAGAAGTTCACGCTTCACCGCATCCGAAATCCACAAACTGATGGGAACTCCGAAAAACAAATCGGAGTTCTTGTCGGAAACTGCAAAATCATTTGTCTTTGAGAAGGCAGCGGAATACTTAACCGGTGCGAAATCGGAAATCTATGGTCGTGCTTTGGATTGGGGTAAGGAACACGAAAAGGAAGCCTTCCACTATTTCTCCCAGCAGACCGATGATTTCTTCACATACTACGGTGCAGAGACATACACATTCATCACTTATGGTGAATGGGGTGGATATTCACCTGATGCACTTGGTCACCAGTTGGTAGAAATCAAATGTCCGTTCAATTCAGGCAACCACTTGCAAAACTTCTTCATCAAAAACAACGAGCAGTTGAAGAGCAAACGCACGGAGTATTTTTGGCAGATGCAAATGGGAATGATTGCAACCGGATTGGAAGAAGGTTTGTTTGTCAGTTATGATCCCCGAATGCCCATCGGCAAGAAGCTCACAACCACTCTCATAACTTTGGAAGAGGACATCCAAGAAATCATTGATGAGAAATTGACCTATGCTGGAGAACTCTTTTTGTCAATCACAAAATAAATCGTTCATTCACAAAGCCAATTAGAAAATAAATTTGCATAAGTGAAAAGAATGTTGTTGTTTTGAATCATGGATATGACAAACAAACAAAAAATCAACTACCAATTGGAAGTTTTAGAAATCGAATTGACTGGCATTATTGCCATCACAAGAAAGCCAAATTTACTTTTTCGTGAAATCTATGAAAAGAGAATTGCAAATTTACTTGCTCGTAAAAACGAATTAACAACAATCTTGGAGGCTTAATTGCTCACTTTACAACTATGGCACTTGACATTATCTACCCAATCGTTTTAACACCCATCGTTTTTGCGGTGGGTTACTCTATCCATTGCATTAAGAAGGCAATGAACCAAGAACTTCCTGAAGCCAAGCCGTATGAGTTTGAAAGGGATGAGTACAAGCCAGAGTTTGACCAATTCAGTCAAACAATCTTCAATCACAAATTCTATAAAGGAAAAGCAAAATGATAACTTACTTAATCTTGGGCGGTGTAACTGTCCTTCTCGCTTACCGGTTGTGGCAAGTTGAGAGAAACGCAGAGGAATTGCAAGAAGCAATCAACAAAAAGAATCGCAACATTTGGGATTTGGAAACAGAAATCTTGACGATCAGGTCAACCATCCAGCAAGGCAAGGATGATTTGAACAACTCACGGATGATTAGTGAGAAACGAATCGCAGAACTGGAAGACAAATTGCAAACTTTCAAGAACCAATTTACAGATTTGAAAAATGTTAAAAGCAAGGGTAGTAAAAGCGACAATTAATTTCATTGAGAAATGGCGTGTGTACTTCGCTGGAGAATTACTCGCCACCTTTGAAACGGAAAAAGATGCACGAGATTACGCAGAATTTATAGACAGACAATGAAAACAGATATAACACCCAAAGAAAAAGCCGAAGAGCTTATCGCCAAATTTTACACCATCAATGCGGAAACGGTTGAATTGGTAGATGGAGATTTTGATATGATTCATTCACTATCAGAAGATGATGCAATCAAATGTGCGAGAGTTGCAGTATATGAAATACTTGATCATTGCACAGAAGTAAGCAAATACTATTGGTTGAAAGTTCTTCACGAGTTAATCCAAAAACAAAATGAAGATCAGGGTTAAACACAGAAACACAGAGATAGAACTTGAGGACATTAAGACCATAAATCACAATCTTGATATCATCAGTTTAATCAAAGCCATTTCACAACAGATTCAAGAAATAATCAAAGCACAAAATGAAGACACCAATTGACCGTTTGGTTGAACACCTACGCACAGAATACCCGGATTTGGATATCAGTCCGCATATGGTGTTTAACTTCAAACAACTGGAGAAGATGGAACAACAACTCGCATACAATGCCGGGTTTGCCAATGCAAAGAAAATTTACTGTGAAAAATCTAACTGATAAACAAGCACTATGCTGGGCAATCGCAATCCTTCGTGATGATATGCATTGCACCTGGAGACAGATTGCCCAGCGAATGCAATTCAGCGAATGCAAAGTGCGTCACCTTTACACCCAAACAAAACCCCTATGAAAGAATTGGAACAATCAAATTGATTCGCTATATTTGTATAGTGATTGACAAATGCGGGTTTGTCTATAATCAAAACTTTTTGCCTTCCTGATAGATGTGTTCCCGCAGACCTTCTATCTCGAAGGCTTTTTTTATGCAAAAAAATGGGAACACAACAACAAGAAGAATGGAAAGCAATTGCTGATAGCAATGGCGAGTACTACATCTCTAATCAAGGGAGAGTAAAAAGTCACAAGTTTGGCAAAGAAAGAATTTTGAAACCAGGTTTAATTGGCAGTGGTTATCAATTTGTAGATTTATGCTTTAAAGGGAAAAAGCCAACATCAAGAACAATCCATAAATTAGTCGCTTTAGCATTTATACCAAATCCTGAAAACAAACCACAAGTAAATCATAAGGATGGGGACAAATTAAATAATTGCATTGATAATCTTGAATGGGTAACAAGACAAGAGAATGTCCGACACGCTTGGGAAAATGGTCTTTGTGAATCTAATAGGTTAGCATCGTCTAAACCGGTACTTGATATTATTACTGGTAAAAAATATAATTCATTGATATCTGCGTGTAATTTTATTAGTGAAACTTATCACAGTCACGCAATGAGAATTTCTAAAAAATCAAAACTACAAAGATTTTTTTACTTATGAGCAAAGATCCAGCATTCTTATTTTACTCATCGGATTTCTTGACTGGTACTTTGCTGATGTCAATGGAACAAAAAGGCAAGTTTATCACTTTGCTTTGCATCCAGCATCAAAAAGGACATATGATAGAAAAAGATATGTTGCAGATATGTGGAACATATGATGAAGATATATTTAGCAAATTCAAGAAAGACAATGATGGCAAGTTCTACAACGAAAGATTGAAAGAAGAGGTTGAAAAGAGAAAAGCATATTCGGAATCAAGAAGAAATAATCGTAAAAAGAAAGAAGATATGTTAATCACATCTAAAACATATGATGAACATATGGAAAATGAAAATGAAATTGAAAATATAATTGAAAATAAAAAGGTAGCAAGATTTAAGAAACCGACCATTGAAGATGTTAAAACTTATATGAAAGAACTTGGAATGAATGACATCTCGGAAAGATGGATGTCTCATTATGAATCAAACGGTTGGTTGGTTGGTAAAAACAAAATGAAAGATTGGAAGGCATCGGTAAGAACTTGGAAATTAAATAATCTTCAAACCGAGGAAATTAAAACTAACAAACCTAAAATTGCAGTACTATGAACACAGAAAGAATCATCCTATCCAATATGTTGTTTTACGATGACGCAAAACACTTCCTACCAAGAATCAACAAGAACTGGTTTACGGATTCAATGTCATCCAAATTGATTGAGGTTATGACAGAGATGTACTACAACAACGAAGCCATTGACTATGTGAGTTTATCCAAACACTTTGACCGAATGCAAG